AGAAAGATAATAACTTTACTGAGATGCGTGAAGCTGAGTTGCTTCGTGAAAGAATCAACTTACTCAACACCGTTGACCCGTATATCGGTCGTTACTACTCTACCGATTGGGTCAAAAAGAATGTTCTGCAAATGTCTGATGATGAAATAGAGTTGATGAATAAAGAAATGAAAGATGAAGGTGCTGTTATACAACAACCACAAGTCGATGGTCAAGAGGGTGTAGAACAACCTGCACCACAACCTAATAACACCGATAACGTAGACACAGCAAGAGGGTTGAAAGCAGAACAGATACTAAAGGTTATACAAAATAGCCAGAAGGCAAGACTAAATAGAAGATGAGGAGATTGATATGCCAGATTTAGAAGATTTTATAGACAAAGTTGTAGGTGGTGAAGCAGGAGCTGCTAGAGAACAATTACAATCTATGATTGGTGCAAAAACAGCAGATGCTTTAGATGTCCGCAAACAAGAAATATCATCTGCGTTATTTAACAATGGTGAAGAGCAAGAACTTGAAGAACCAGAGGTTGAATACGAAGATGATGAGGGTGTAGAAGAGATAGAGGCGAGTGCTGATGATCCAGAAATGGAGTATGAGTACGATGATTCAGAGGTAGAGTACGAAGAGGGTTCAGAAGAAGAAGAATGAAAGACTTAAAAAGTTTTTTAACAGAGCTGCAAGGAGTTGCTCGTATGAAAAATACGGCCGACTTCAAGCTCGTTATGGGTGCCGATGGTAAACCTAAAAAGATTAGAGCTCATCGTATCAAAGTTGGTGATAGAGCACCTGGTGTTGGTGACGACCCAGAACAAGATATGGAAAATGTAAAAGAAGACACATCACAAATAAAAGATCCACCATTTGTTCTTGTTCTAAAGAGAAAGGCAATTAGGCCTTATCCGGGTGGTACAAAGATTGCTTTGTATTACAATAAAAATTTAGACAAATATTTTTCTATACCTTACGGTAAAGGTATGGATAATGTAGTTCAAGCTGAAGAAGTTGATGAACTTACATTTAAAAATTTTTTAGAAGAAGGTAAACAAGTCATGGATCATTTACATGATATTGTAAAAGATGGGGGAAAGAAGAGTGTAAAGTTTGCAAATGGTGAATCAAGGAGTATTGACCACTATACAGCTTCTGCAATTGTAGATGTGCATAAGAAAGTAAATGATGAGAATAAAAAGAAATTGTCTGCCATGGTTCATAAGAGCCCTAATGATTTACTCGCAGCGGCTAAATTTGCTTTTAGGGCGAGAAGATGAATTTAGATTATCTCTTAGAGTATCTAACTGAAATTTCACGAGCTCAAAACATTATGAAAATTGGGCGAGTAAAAAGAATACGCAGACGTATTCGTAGAGACTCAAAAGGTAGAATAACAGTACAAAGAAATAGAATTAGGTCTGGCATTAAAGGTTATCGTGCTACAGGCAAAGGCGGTCAAGTAAAAAGAATTACCGCTACTGAAAGAATTAAAAAGGCAAGACTTTTAAAAAGGTCTTGGAAAACAACGAGGAGAGCTAAACTACGCCGTTCAATGTTGAAAAGAAAGTTATCAATGAGAAGGCGTGCTTCACTAGGACTAAGGTAAACAAATGGCTATAAGATACGAAGTTACAAAAAAATTAAGAGGACCTACAACTATTAGAACTGTTGGTACTGGTACTGCTAATATAAACACATTAGCTCAAATACAGAGTACCGGTGAGGGTCTTTCAGACATCACAATTAAAAGATGTGCTTGGTCTACAAATGGTAATATTCTAATTACTAAGGGGCCTGATCCACTTCTTGAATTACACGGTCAAGGTCAAATAGATTTTGATTCTGATTTTTCTGCAATTGCAAATAATTCAAATAATTGTTTATATGTTACAGTTGCAACCGGTGGGTCTGTAGTATTAGAAGTTGGCAAAGTCGCCACATATTCACCAGCATTAACAGGACAGTAATATGAAACTCATATCAGAAACTACTCATAACGTAAAAACACAACTTATCGAAGAAGAGAACGGCAAGAAAAGTCTTTACATAGAAGGCACATTTCTTGTTGGTGATACAGTAAATAAAAATAATCGTATGTATAAAATGGATACGCTTCGTAATGAAGTGAACCGATATAACGAAGAGTTTATCAAGGGCAATCGTGCATTAGGTGAGTTAGGCCATCCTGACACACCAACGATTAATCTTGAGAGAGTATCACATAAGATTGTTTCTCTCAAAGAAGATGGTAATACATTTTATGGTAAGGCAAAAATCTTAGAGACACCATACGGACAAATTGTTAAGAATTTTATTGACAATGACGTAAGTGTGGGTGTTTCATCAAGAGCTCTTGGTTCTTTAGAACCACAGAAAGAAGGATATAATTTGGTGCAAGATGATTTGAAACTTGCTACGGCTGCTGACATTGTTGCTGACCCCTCTGCGCCAGGTGCCTTTGTTAATGGCATAATGGAAAACAAAGAGTGGATGTTTGTTGAAGGTCATTTCGTAGAAGCTGACTTTGAACAAGCAAAGAAACAGATTAAGAGAGCGACAAAAGCCGAAATCGAAGATGTTGCTCTAAAATTATTTGAAAATTACCTTAGAAAACTTTAAATTTATAAATATTGCATAAAAGGAGATAACTCAGATGTCAGAGAATAAAAACCAACTCATGGAAGCAGCTGCTGAAGTCCTCGCTCAAAGCAAGGCAAAAGCACCTGGAGAGCCAATGCCTAAAGTTGATACATCTGCCGTAGGTGGTGTACAAGACTTAGGTGGACCAACACCTTCTAACAATAAACCAGATGACGATTCTAATAAGATCAATGCCTCTGGTGCAGCGCCAGATAATTCTGCAAAGAATCAGGCCACAATCAAGACAAAACCTTCAGCTGCATCTGCTAAGATGGAAGATACAGAAGCTGCAGAAGACGAGGTAATACAAGAGAAGAAACATGGTGGTATGCCTCAAGGTCTTAAAGATTTCTTAGCTAAAAAGAAAGAGAAGATGAAAGAAGAAGTTTCTGAAGATGTAGAATCTCTTTTCTCAGAAGATGAAAATATTTCAGATGATTTCAAAAAGAAAGCCTCTACAATTTATGAAGCTCGTATAAATGACCGAGTAACACAGATCGTAGAAGAGATTGAAGGGCAGTATGCCGAGAAGTTTGAAGAGGCTGTTACTGAAATCAAAACAGAATTAACCGAAAAGGTTGACGAGTATCTTAACTATGTCGTAGAGCAGTGGATGGCTGACAACCAAATTGCGGTTGAATCAGGTCTCCGTGCAGAGCTTACAGAAGAGTTTATCTCAGGTTTGAGAAACTTATTCGCAGAGCACTACATTGACGTACCTGAAGAGAAAGTTGACTTAGTAGATGAATTAGCCACGAGAGTTGAGGCTTTAGAATCCCAGCTTGACGAGGAAATGGAAAGAGGTATGGAGTTTGCCAAAGCATTAGTAACTGCAAGGCAGAACGAGATTACCGCTGAAGTATGCGAAGGTCTTACCGACACTCAAGAAGAGAAAATCAAATCACTTGCAGAAAGTGTAGATTTTTCCACAGAGGAAGAGTTCAGAGAGAAGGTACAAACTATTCGTGAAAACTATTTCCCATCAGAAGTGAAACAAGCTGATGAAGAAACTCTAAATGAAAAAGTAGAAACTGATGCAGATAAGAAGTCTCACGACCCATTTGTAGATGCAGTTTCTAAGGCTATATCACAAACGCAGAAATAACTTAAACTAAACGTAGGAGAAAAAGATGTATCTTTCAGAATCGTTACAAAAAAAGTGGGAAGGAGTTCTTGACCATCCTGAATTACCAAAAATTGAGGACAAGTACAAGAAAGCCGTGACCGCTGTGGTTCTTGAGAACCAAGCTGTTGAAATGCAGAAGTCCGGACAAATGCTTTCAGAGGCAGTTCCAACAAACTCTGCTTCTCAAGGTGATGCTGGTGTTGCTGGTTTCGGAGGCTCTGCTTCTAGCCCGGTTGCTGGTTTTGACCCAATTCTAATTTCTTTAGTCAGAAGAAGTTTACCAAACCTTATTGCATATGATATCTGCGGTGTTCAGCCAATGACTGGACCTACAGGTCTTATCTTTGCAATGAGATCAAAGTATGATGCACAAGGCTCTGATGGAACAGAGGCTTTCTACAACGAGGCTAACACAGGCTTCGCTGGTGTAGATGGTGCTCAAACAGAACTTGCAGTAGGTGGCACGCCTCCAACTGATGTGTTCACATCTAACGCAGCTCCAAAGCCCGCTATGACAACATCTAAGGCAGAATCTTTAGGTGATGGCAATGCTGCTAATACATTCCATGAGATGGCATTCTCAATCGAGAAAGTAACTGTAACTGCGAAGACAAGAGCTCTCAAAGCTGAGTACTCTATGGAACTTGCTCAAGACTTAAAAGCAGTACATGGTCTTGATGCAGAAACAGAACTTTCTAACATTCTTTCAGCAGAAATTCTTGCTGAGATAAACCGTGAAGTTGTCCGTACAATCTATCAAACTGCTATTGTTGGTGCCCAGACAGGTGTAACCACAAAAGGTAAGTTTGACTT